GAAGACGTGCCAACTAACAACCTGCCGGAGCTGTCGATGCGCATCCGTTCGGATCCGGCAGATCCGGTCCCGAAGCGCAATGACGAATCGCTTTCTGCTTGGATCCTTGCATATTCAGTGCTACTGGCATTTGGATGGAACGTAATGTTTCCCGAGTTGTCAGAGCTTCTGCCGCGAACAGCAATGGCATTGCCGTTGGATGTGGCAACTACTTCAAGAGGGTTGCCTACAGCGGCAGACGACGCTCCGACAATTACTCGTCCACTCGCATCAACAAACAACCGCCCAGTGCCATTAGTCGAGATGGCTACTTGGTCTGCGCCGGGGGAGTAGATGCCGGTGTTTGTATCGCCGGTAAATGTAATGCTTGGTGTTGCAGCCGCACCAGCAGATGCGCTAATGATGCTGTCAAATGTTGCGGTGCTGGTTACATCCAGTGTCCCAGGTACATCAACGTTGCTGGTCCACTCAACGCCGGTACCAGCAGCATCCGTCTGCAGCAGTTGGCGAGCGGTACCATCAGCCAGTTTGGAGACAGGGATCTCGTCAGGAAAGTCACTCACCCATGCGCTGCCGTTCCACGTTTTGAGTTGGTTAGGACTGACGCTGGTATCTAACCACAGTTCACCAACACTATTGCCAGTTTCGCCGCCGCTAGCGGGGCTGGCATTAGGTGCAGTCGTGCCTACGTGAACAGGACCAACTTTGACCAATGCCCCAGCACTGTTTTTGTAGAACAGCCCAGGGCTAGTGGAATTGGTATTGATTGCAAGCTGCCCATCGCTCATGCTTGCAGGCAAAGGACGCTTGCTTGCAGTGCTAGAACGCAAATGCTGGAGAGCCATTCCTTAACGCCCGCAGGCCGGAAATTACTCCCTTACTGTAACTAACGCGATCAGAACGCGCCGTCATCAAGATCACTGGTCAGTGCAACTGTGCCAGTGGCATCCTTAAACGTAATAGTTCGATCAGCCGTGGGGTCAGTGACAGTCAACGTTGTTTCGTAGGCATTTGCAGTAGCACCCTCAAAGATGATTGTGGTGCCAGTGCCCATTTCAAGGTTGCCGGTCATTGTGCCACCGGCTTTGGCTAGCTTTTCGTTATCTACTTCAGCAAGAGCTGATTGAACATTAGTAGCGGCAATATCGCCAGTCGGTGTGAATTGGATATTGCTAGCGAGCTGCGCAGTGACTGTTTCAGAAACGTCAATCAGCTTATAAACACTTCCGGTGCTTAGTAGAATGTCTGGCGGCGAAAGTGCGACAGTTGGTGCGGGGCTTGTACCGGTGCCACCTTCACTAACAACAACGTAGTATTTGTTATTGGTTGCGCTAGGTGAAGGTAGGGCCGCACCAACGGTAAAGCCTGCCGCAGTACCGTCTGCCGTTACGGAATCCACCAAATTGGTGCTTGCGTCATAAGTACCAGCGAAAACAATCTCACCAGCAGAAATACCTACGGGCTGGTAAACGTTTCCGTCCCACAGGAACAGATCGCGGGTAAGAGGATTGAAGAAAAATTGCCCGATGTGATCGGCAGTGGGTTGCGTTTCACCAAATAGTGAAACTGAATAGTTTGCAAGCTTGGCTCCTGTTATTGCGTCAGAAGCAATTCGGTCGGAACCAAATGTCCCTGTAGTTACTTTGCTGGCATCAAGGACAGGAATATCAGATGCGACAAGTGCTGTCCCATTGCTGACATGTCCTTGGGCATCAACGGTAACCTTGGGGTAAGTACCAGGTGTGACTGAGTTTGTGTGATTGAGCGTTCCAGCAGCATCTACGGATAGCCCGCTTCCGGGCAGTACAGCACCGATTGCGCCTGATGTTGCTGCCGGCAAATCTGCAGCAGTAATGCTTCGACCTGCAGTAATTAAACCCTTGGCACTGTATTGAACAACTTGGTAGGTGCTGGTGTTTGCGGTAACGCTGTTGTCGATTTGGATAGTATCGCCGCTAAGCGTTAGTCCGTTGCCATTGACGATTACGGCACCTTTAGCGCTGGTGGTAGCCGTAGGAAGATCTGTTGCTGCAATCGTGCGGTAACTAACAGCACCAGCAGCGCCGGTGGGACCAGCTAGAAATTGTGCTGCTGCGCCAGTGTTATCTAGGGAAGTTGTGATGGTGACTTGATCACCAGAAGTAGCAACGCTTAGATTGACGATGCCTGCCGTGTCGCCAACGACTGTGTTGATTGATCCGGCGGCTTTGATGCTGACCCAACTGCTGCCGTTCCAGCAGTAAATTTTGCTGTCGTCAGTGTCTAGAGCCAGTTGACCCGTAAATGCACCACTAGCGGGAAGAGTGGTAACAAGATCAACAGTCGATTCGTCGGCTAGCTTGGCTGCAGTTACGGCATCATTAGCCAGTTGCGTGGCGCTGATACCGCCAGTTGCAATGGCAGTGCCGGCAATTTGACCACTGTTAAACAGGATTTTGGCGCCGGGGATGGTAGCGTCGGCGATCAAAGTCACGCCATAACCGATGGCGTCTTGGACCGTGATCCTTTTTGTTTCACTTGCGCTGATGTCAGCTACAGCAAGTAAGTCCCCGGCTGCGAGGTTCGCGCCGGCAAGAGCGGAAAGTTCGCTAATTTTTAGGTCAGCCATGCGCCCTCAACCGAAAACCGTAGTCGTAAGCCGATTCTAGGTCTTACTCCAGTTCCTCTAGTACCAGATAAGAGCTGGCATCTTGCTCTAGCTCAATCTTGTCTCCGGACTCCTGTAACAGGAAACGCTTCTGCTGTGTCCTAGCCTTTAAGCGGACAGGGCCTGTGGTTACGAACGATATTGTGGCATTTACAACGCTGTCCGGCGTAAAACTGACAGCTGCCCCGGTGACGATGGCATTAAACTCCCACCAAAGGGCGTCGTTAATTTGAGATGCTGCAAAGTTGCCTCCTTGGGCAGCAGTGTCTCCGTATTTAATATAAAATTTGCCGTGAAAAGATGCACCGACTTCTGTACGCACAACAAGTTGCAGTAAATAATTAACGGGCTCCTCTCCTGCTTTGTTGACGTAATCCCATTGAGCAACTAGCTGCCCGCTCCCACTAATTAAACTACTGTATTGCTGCCGATGTTCGTCACTTAAAACAGTGACGTCAACAGTTTCACGTGTTGTGTTTAATTCGTACTCTGTAACTTGCCCCAAAATGCGCGTATCCCGGTCGCGTATCGTGGCGCGTATTGGAATGTCTCGTGCAATAGCGGTCAGCGGTATAAGGCCCACAGTGCTACCTTCTAGGCTGTCGTCAAAGGTGTCGTATAGCTTGATCCCGCCCAGTTCGTCAACAAATACGTACCAGTTGCCACTACTTTGAACAGTGTTATTTGCCCAACCGCTAGCGGCTACAAAATCTAAATTTGTTCCGTCTGTTGTTGTAAGCTCCAGTAGATCGCCACTAACCAAAAAACCCTCGTCAAAATCAAAACTAAATCTGTCTCGGTCTGCATTTACATCCGATGGATTGACAACAGATTCTTTGCTGCCCTCAAGCGACTGGCGCGTTAGTTCAATCGTACCAATCTGACCAAGATAGATGCCCATTAGATCGTTACCGCAGTAAGGGCTCCGGTGCCTTGGAAGGAAATTTCGGCACGGCTTACTTCGCCTACAGCCGCTCCGAAACTGACGCTTGTAATGTAAGCCGTAAGACGTACATCGCTATTTGTATTACCGTCAACAAGTCTTAGGCGCATATCAACGGTGTCACCACTAGATACACCGTCAACGCGTAGAACATTTTTTAGGGCTGTGGCTGCGTCGTTGCGTCCAGCACCGTCGTTGTAGTACAGCAACGAAGCGCTGCCATTAAACTCTTGTACCCCAGGTGTGTAAGTACGCTGGGAGTCGCCAAGCGTGGTGGTTTCTAGCATCTCAAGGCTTCCGGTCATAGACCAGTTCGTGACCTTAAGCTGCTCGGTCCCGTCAATCAGTAGTTGGCCGTCCCGGCCTGTATAGATTTTTGCCATGGTCTCAGTTTAGAGAACTCCGATGAGTTGAACACGGACAGAGCTACGTCCTGGACGTACGGCAGTTACGGCAGGGGCTTCGGCATAACGCCAAGCGTTCAAGCCGGACACGTCGATGGCAGAATCCGTGCCAGTCCAACCTGTTTTGACGGAACTGGGGATGGTGAACGTGTTGTACGTACCTTTGACGTCGTTGTAGTGCGTTAAAAACAGTTCGGCATTGCTGTCGCTGATGTTGTCGTAGGCAAGTTCCAGTGCCATGCCGGTGCGGGCATCGCCGTACAAAATTCGCACTTCAGCGCCAGATTGAGAGCGAAACTGTTTGATTGGGTAGTCGCCCGGATTAAAATTGCGTGATGTGGGCGTGAGGGAAGGGAATGCCATTAGTCGAGCACCTCAAAGCGGCTCTCATCGAGCACGTCCTGCACAACCAGACTACGCAACTGGCTATCACACGGGAAGTGACTGGCTTGAATTTCAACAAGTCCATCCTCGTCCATTGTGATCTGATCCACTTGGTAGATGTTGCAAGCGGTGATGTCAGATCGCACTGTGAACAAAGCATTGAATAACGTGCTGTCGGTAGTCCGGCCGTCTGTAACCGTCATAGTTGTAAGACGAACATCTGTATCACCAGCCCGATAGGCAAAAATGCTGTACGTACCACTAAGCGATCCAGACAGACAGGTCACATTCCCGCTGGCGTCAATTACGCCGTTTTCATAAGCGACATTGGGCGAGGCTTTTGTGATTACACGGATGTACTGACCTGGAGCTAAGTACAAACCTTCGGGTGTCGTCTTGAACGAAATGGTATGGGTAATTCGACGGCGAACACTAAGCAGGTAGCGAGCTGTTAAAAAGGCTTGTTCTCGATAGGTGCAGAAACCGCTCAAGTCATATGTTTCCATTTTTGCTTGGTTGTAGTCATCTGTACTGTCCGACCACAGCACCATCATCGAGCGCGACTCTGGCAGTTGATTTTTAGCGGCTTCTCTATAACTCATAACTGCACGAAAGTTACGGCGATCATCTGCTTCCAGGTAATTAACAGCAAAAGTGTCTTCAATAATGTTACCTGATGTAAATAAAGCAGAAATCTGCACCGCGCCTTGGCGCAGGCTTCCATCAGTTTCTGTAGGCAGTGCTGGCTCTACTGAAAACTTGCCGTTTGTAACTACAAAATTACATAGGTGTAGCGGAGCCAGCTGACTGATGTACTCACGGATGTTGATTTGCTCTTCGACAACACCATCAAAATAAATGCGGTTTTGCACTAAGAAACGTGCCGTGCGGGTAAAACCGGATGTGTCTACAAGGTCAGTTGAAATACGCCGTCCAGCTCCGGAGCGTGGGTCTGTAAGTAAAAAATAGACAAGATCGGAAAATTTATTTGCAGGTCCAATAGTGTTGGTGTCAAAGCGCAAAGTAGGGATGCCGTCTGGGATCCAGATACGCACTTGATCAAGACTGGTGACGGATTTGCTGGAACGCAAAGCCATACCAAACATGGTCATATTGTTGTATGTAGGTATTTCCGGGTTAGTGACACTTTCATTGACATAAACGATCTCATGTTCGGCGTTTGAGTTGTTTGATTTTTCTAGTTCTTCGTAGTGCGACACATCCGCTATCTGGCTGGCAAGCTCAAACCAGCGTTCTTCTGTTGCTGGATCTCCAGGTACATAAACACTGTCGTGTACGACGCGTAAACGCGGTCCAACATTTCCACTAAAAAAGTTATTGTTTACGTTTGACCAAGCATCAAACGTGTAGTTGTTTGGCGGTTCATGCGACCAGCTAACAATGGTCATCGTGGATGGGTTTTCCCATTCCCAGCCGCCACTTAAGGGATTTTCCGGCCTATAGATGCTTCGTGCTTTAAGGCTGATCGTAACTGTTTTGCCGTCCGCCCACGTCAGTTCAACATTTACTGCTCGTTCTTGTCCTTTGTAGTCTGTGGCGTACCCTAAATAATGTGTGTGCCAGCCGCCAAATCTTCCCGTCGTGATATTCGTAGGCAGCCACTCTTGGACTTCCATTCGAGCGGCTTGTGTTGTCCATCGCCCGTCGGTACCAGCACGGCCTTTAGTTCTAAACTCTTTGTTGGCGCGTACGTCAATCGCAGCGACAACTTCACCTGTAGTCGTTAGGCGAAAAGTGCCGTAACGATTTGGGTAATCAGCACCAAGAATGTTAGTACCGTTAGCGATTAAACGCCAAAATTGGGCGTCATCAGGACTAAATTGGCGGACATCGGCACCGCTCTTTGGAATAAAGCGATATTCAAATTGACCTGGTGTGCGACTTTTGATTCTGATGTAGTTGTACTGATCTGTTGAAGTTTTACCCGTTACGCAGAACTGTTCGCCAATCAACTCCCATGTGTAAGGTTGGCCATTTGTGTCTAAGCCGACGGGACGAACGGCAATGGTAAATACGGTTGTGCGAGCAAAGTAGCCGTTGCGTGTGCCGTTAGTAATTGTGACGCCGTTACGGTCAAATTGCGCCAAGCGAGCTGGTGTGGGTACCTCTGGAAAGTTGCACAAACCGTTGGCGCGGTTCCACGCTTGCGAGCGGATACCAAACTCAGTTGCATCAACAACGCGCTGATTTCTAACTGTGGCAAAAGCCACATGTAGCAATGGAAAGTATGAAGGGCCGATCCACGAATCTTCGTAAGTTTGACCGTTGTAACCAACTTGGTTGTAAGTAGCTTTAGTTCCAGCAATTCCGATTTCTGTGGAGCCGCCTGTTGTTTCGATGCACTTCAGCAGATAATCGCTTATGCCTTTTTTTACACGCCATATTGTGGATGGGCGTTGTATGACCTGCCATACAGTTCGGCCAATCATAAACATTTCGCCGACTTGTAATTTGTCGTCAGCTTCTTCGCGTTCTGCAATGCTTCTGGAGTTTTGATCGTCTAGTGTTACGCCGGATTCTGTTGCAAAAGAATCATCGTTATATTCGTTGTCGTTAATTCTAAAAGTAACCGTATCGCCAACAGAAACAAGCACACGAGTGGGCAATGTGTATTCGGTTTGGTTGTGCTTGATTAAACCCATGAAGCAGCTGTAACCCGCTCCATCGCCAGGCATACCATCTTCAGGTTGATTGGCTGCACCGCCTGCAATCTTGCGGCGCGTGGCACGCAACCGTCGATCCGGATCGTCACCGTCAGGGATTGAGATAACTTGCCAGTTGATTTTGTTGTGCGTGCCGTTTTTGATGGGATCATAAACACCAAAAGTTGTGCTGCCGCTTGGTGTATAGACGGAGCAAAAACCTGTGTCTACAGCCGCAGACTGAGTAGGACACTGAAAAATATCGTCATGCGGTTCTGGATCGCCAGAATACGGTTCGCCACGAGTGCCGGCAAATTTGTCGGCAGCTTTAACTCGGTTGCCTCCATCTCGGCTAGCCCAGTAGAAGGCGTACTGTTCCTTGGGTAAAGACGCCAAAGGCATTGTCCCAAGGAATATGCCGTTTACATCGGGAGTATTTAGTACGCTTTCACCAACAACGTATAGTCCTTTGTAACCTTGACTGGAGCCATAGCTGAACATGCGCGACCAGACCAGTGAAGGCGTGACAAAAATGCCGCCTGTTGTATGAGTTTCGCGTTGTGTGTAGCGTCCAAAAATAATCGGAATAGGTAGTCCAAACTGTGCAATGTCTGCAGTGCCTTCAAAACCAAAAGTTTGGTTGAAGCGGCTGCGCCCGTTTGCAGAAGCAAGTCGTTTTGTACGCCCTTGAGAAGGAACTTCGGGCTTAGGGGTTAAAAAGTATGAGGCCGCTGAAAAAATTGCACCTACGGCGAGACTGATTAAAAACGATATACCAAAATCGCCATTTTTAATGTTTGGAATTAGGTTGTACTCTGCAGGACGGTTCTTTTCAAGTTCTGCGACTTGTTGTTTGTACCAGCGGTATTCTTCCTCGCTGCAGCCAATGGTTGTGATTAAGTCGCGCTCAAACGGGAGAAGTGGCGCAGCGTATGCACGGGCTGCATGATCCCGATAGGGCACCAAGTCACCGCTTGCTTGGGTGTGCTGATGTGGATTACGCCCTGCTGCCATACCACTCCAAATGCGTGCTTATGCGTGGACAGCAACACCACGTCTCCATCGAGTTTAGCTGCGCCAACGCGCTTTCCCCACCGCAATAATTCGCGGCCGATCTGACGCCAGGTGGCTTCGTACCAGTGGACTGATGCCGGCGGTCTAGGTATTTCCAGTTCGTCTAAAGCTACAAGTACCAAGTGGATGCAGTCGAGCGCTGCGTCGGGATCGGTTCCGTCCGCGCCATAGCGATAGGGTCTACCGATCAGGTCAGAAACGCACATAAGACGACGCGGGTAGCCTACCTACAAGCCGTTGGTGCAGCGTACGGTTGGGAATATCGCTGTTTACAGCATCAAGCACAGTGTTAAGCCGCAGGTTGATGCTGGCTTCGTCCCAGCCTCCGCTGGCTGTAACTCCTGTGTAACTGTGCAGTAGTTGTTGTGAGGCTGAGTTATCCGGATTTACAAGGCAGACATCTACAGTAGCGATCCATGATTCCGTGACGGCTTGGGCTGCCCACGAGCGGCTCAGCTCGTTGTTGGGGAACGTAAGGGCAGCATCCACGTTGTCACCTTTGATGTTGACGGATATGCCGCTAAAGCCGAATGGCATAAACGTATGTAAGTAGCCGCTGCGGGTAATACCGCTACGGATGTAAAAATTTTGGAAGGCCAAGATGTTGCCGTTGTCCTGCTTAAAGCGGACAAAGTGACCGAGAGCGTACTGCATTACATTCCGATGCGGCGACGGGTAGAGCTGGACTGTTGCAGGCGGCGCAGGGTGGCTTGTTCACCACGTTGTGCTCCTTGCTGGGCAGCTTGAGACATTCCGGCTTGGAATTGACCCACAGTGACGTACTCCACATTATTGATGCGTTCCACGCTGTAGCGCACGTCAATGGGTTCGAGTGCGGCGGTTGCCGTATTTCCGTCTGCACTTGTACCGCTACCAGGGATGACGGATTTGCCCCGAGCGCCACGAGAGTAACGGGACATGGCAGCGGACATCTTGGATTGCGGGATGACGTATTCTGGTTCGCCGCCTTCGCCGATAACGGCGCGGGTAGGGCCGGTAACAAAACCACCTTCCGCAAAACCCGGAACGCGAATCCCTCCGGAACCAAAGGTACTAGAACCTGTACCCTTAAAGCTGCCTCCAAATGTAGCTTTACCTGCTGCATTAGATTTTGATTGGAAATTACCTGAAGCAGCTCCACTAATCAGTCCAAGTACCGTTTGAAGAATATAAATTTCAATAAGTTTGGCAATCATTTGGGATGCCATATCCATGAAATGGTCGCCTACACCTTTGAAGAACGCAGCTAACGCTTGTTGGCCAGTCATCGCACCAGAGACAAGGCCCTTAAAGGCTTGCTGGAAGGCGTCGCCGATGGCTTTGGCTCCGGCAACAACTTGGTTGATGGGATCTGTTAAGTTGTTAAGTTCACCTCTAGCCGTAGCAATAGCATCTTGTAAGCGTTCAGTGCCTGTTTTACCCTTTTCTGGGCCAGCGGCTGCTGCACTCTGTACGGCATTTTGCTGATCCTTAAATATCTTCAACTGTTTTTCTAGCTCGACTGTGCTCGTCCCACGGGCTTTAGCCTCTAATATGGCAAGTTCCGTTATTTTTATCTGTTCTTCTACAGCTGTAAGTTGTTCGGTAACAAGCCTCTCAAAATTTGCAATACGTTCTGCCTCAGCGGGAAGCACTCCTTCTGTAACTAGCCGTAAATACGTACGTCCATACTGCGCCTGTAGTTGCTGCTGTTTTGTTAGATCTGTAAAAGGTTTAACTGCGTCGCGTATGGCTTGCTGTGCACGTAGTTCTTCTTCAAAGCGTTTTTGCGTAATTTCGCGGATTTTATCTTCTATTACTTGACGTGCAAAACTCTCCCGAGCTATCGCTGTTTTGTTTATTAGTTCGCGCTCGCTCTGATAGTTTGCTTGCTCTAAAGCCTTAACCCTGTCACGTTCTATATCTGCTAGCGTCTTTGTTAGCTCTACATCTACAGCAAGTAATTCTCTACCCTCAAATAGAAAGTCTCTAATAAGATTTTCGGCATTTCCGATTTCAAGAAGTGCTTTGTAATCCGCTTGAAGCTGAGCAGTGCGATCTTCTGGTGGTTTAGGGCCTTTTGCTCCGGCTGCACCTCCGCCTGCCAGCTGGCTCGGCGCGTTAAATCCTGCAAGCGGCGCTCGCGTTAATCGTTCTGGGACAGGCGGTCCAAATTGCTGTGGTTTATTGCGACCAGCGCCACGTATTTTATCTATAAGTGCCCCTACGGGATTAAGTACAGCTAGTGCGTTTTTAGCAAATTCTATTATTCCGCTATCGAGTACAGGTAGATTTTGAGCAGCTCCGATAATTCCGTACTGAATTTCAGTAAATTTACCGGCGACACTATCTAAAGCTGTACCAGCAATGCGTGCAATTTCTCCTAGACCTAAAATAAATTCAGTTGTTCCTCTAATAAGCTCATTAAACATTGATGTAAACGCTGCTTGAATACGCGCAGCTGTTTCTTGTAGTTCATTGCCAGTGGATGTAAATGAGCCGCTAGCAGTTTGCGCAGCTTGTGCGGCTGCCTGAGCAATCTGATCGTAGGCTTGCTGAAAAACGTTTTGTTGTTTAGTTGCGACTTGCTCGCTATTGTTACCTAGCTCAACGAGTGTATCGATAAGCGTTTGAACAGATATATCTCCGTCCTTAGCCATCTCAAGGATGGTACTTCTGCTTACTTTGTATTTGTCAGCTAGGGCTTGTTGGACATTGATTCCTTGGCTTGTTAGTTGATTAAGTGTTGCTTGGCTTACTTTGCCTGACTCCAGTGCGGATGTAATTGCGTTACCTGTTTTCTCAAAAGAGCCTCCGTACAGTTCGGTGAGGCGTGTTACAAGCTGGATAGCTTTTGCCTGATCCTCTATTTCTAGTCCAACGCCGCGAATGTTTTGGATGACGGCGGTAAATTTCTCTACGTCGGTATTAGCAACTTTGAAAGCGTCAGAAAGTTGCTTTGTCTGCTGTGCAGAGAATCCGATGTCTTCTGCAAGTTGCTTTACGGCTTGACCGCGACTGGCAATATCGCCAAGCAGGGTGCCAAGCAGCGAGCCAGCAAAACTACCTCCTGGACCAGCAAGACCGCCTAAAAGACCACCGATAGCACCGCCTGCTGCTGCGCCACCGCCTTGCCCAAACAACAGCGGAAACGCACCACCAATAATTGAGCCGCTGATGGCTCCACCTACGCGTCCGCCGATACCTTGACCTCTTCGTGCAGTTCCGCCGGCTGCAGGAGGTAGCGCAGGACCTTGTACACCAAAACCTGCATTTTGTATGAGCTGCCGTCGAGCAGCCTCACCCGCTAACCGCTGACGCGCTGCAACACTAGCTGCGCCCTCTTTACTCCGTATAGCCGCTACTTCCTTTGCAATTTGTAATTCACGTTCTCTTGCAAGATTAAGACTTTCTTGTGCTCGCTTAGCGTCTGCAATAGCGATAGCAGAGTTTTGATCAAGTCGTTGCAGGTTGGCCGCTAATCCCACCAGCTGCTGTCTTGTAGCAGCCATCCGTTGCAAAATTTGTTGCTTTTGGGCTGCTGCGCGAAGACCTTCCTGTTCCGCTGCTGTCATCGGCAGGGCAACTGGAAAACCCATTGCTCCTGCTGCAGCTAACGGTCCTTGCATTAAAGCCCCTGATTTTCCAGCAAGGAAGCTCGCTTTCTGTTGTTGCCGAACTAATAATTCATATACTTCTTGTGTACCTTTAACAAGATTTTGCTGGCTTTGAACTTTTTGATTTAGTACAGAAGCACTCTTTTCTTCAAGACGTAGTAATGCTGCCTGAAGCTCTGCTTCGTCTTTTTTACTTTGGATGATTCTTTGAACCCGTTCTGCTACTGGAGACTTTTGCCCCGCTAATGTTCCTACAGCAGATGCCGCTCCGGGTCCAATAGGCCCAGAATACTGCGTTGTCTCACGTATGCCGGCTGCCGCTAACCGTGCTTTACGTTCTTGTTCAGTGACTTGTTTAAGTAGTAGTGCGCGCTCACGTAAACCGGAATTAAGTTCCTGAGTAGCTCTTACATATTTAGTTGCTGCAGTAGTTGCCTCTTCCGTATTTAAAGCTGCGTTATTAAACGCATTGGCAGCCTGACTAACAATATCGCGTAGATTGTTTATATTGCGGACAACTCCTCCACTACCGATATTTTCTAAGTAGTTATTTAATGTATTTACTAGTTTAGAGGTTGCAGATACTTCGTTCTGAAGACGCTTGAGTTCTTGGGCGCCGCGTACCGCAATTTCAATATCGGCTCTGTAAGCCACGGCGTTACGTCACACTCTGGTACTTCAGTTTACGAGGTAAAAAAGCCGCCGGGCTAGCGGCGGCGTTTGGCCTTGTCCATTTCCTTCTGGTGGTCTTCGTTCAGGATCTGGAAGTAGGCGCTCCAGCCGAGTAATTCCTCGGCGGTCATGGTCGTCCGAACTTCGGTAAGAGTCAGGCCCAGTTCCTTGGCGACGCCAAATTGGAGCATGAGCCAGTTGTCTTTGCGGAGTTCGGCGCTCAGGATTTTGGGTCAATGGGCTCGGCGTCGTCGGTAAGGATCGCCAGCATCAGGGCTTGCAGGTCCTTGTCCTTCACTTCGTTCTTCAGCACATCCACCTCGCCGACGCTGAATAGCTTGGAGCCGGATTCGTCGAGGGCCTTGGCGATCAGCAGTTGGAGTGCGAAGGCGTTGGCATCGTCGGACTTGGCTTGTTTTTGGGCGCGTTCGCGCTCGGCCATCGTCAGCGGTGCCACCCACATTTCAAATTTGCTGCCGTCGGACAGCTCCACTACTTTTTTGACTGGCTCCAGGTTGGCGGCCTTGCGGAGACGGTCGATTGCGCGTACAGGAACGGGCATACCAATGCTTGGGGTATGAGATTAGTGTAGCGGAGTAGAAATAAAAAACCCCGGCTGGGGGCCGGGGCTCGCTGAAACTGACTGCGACAGCAGACTATCAGGCAGAGGTGCTGAAGTCGAAGGTCGGGGTGCCAGCAGGGCGGAAGTTGACGGTCACCGATTGGGCGTCGTCGGGGTTGATGTTCAGGCTGGCCGAGGTCAGCACTGCATCGAACGAGATGGAGCGGCTCAGGCTCTCGCTCAGGGTGCCGCCGCTGAACACGCGGTCGGTGTAGAGCTTGAAGGCAGCACCGTTTTGCTGGCGCTGGAGCACGTCCTCGATCATGCGGTTGGACAGGGCGGCGTCCTCATTGGTCATGTAGACCGTTGCGGTGCCAGTGCCATCGCCGAAGCCGCTGATGTAGCTGCGGAAGGGCACGTACTGACCAGGGGTTTGACCGATGGTGGTGACGTCGATCTCAGCGCGGCTAATCTCGAAGCTCCAGTCGCGGACTTGGCCAACAACAGCGAAGTCGGCGTAGTACACCTCGAACTCGTTGGGGGCAGCCACGGTGCCATCGTCGGTGATGGCCAGGATGGTGCCGCCGGCAGAAGTCGATACGGTGAGCGCACCAGTCGCAGCGGTGTAGCTCAGGACGTAATAGGTGGTGGCGTCAGAGATAGGCGCAGGCAGGGTGCCGGTGCCAGAGCCGCCGGTCTGGCTGTTCACCACGCGGAATTTCACCGGGTCGCCTGCCTTAAAGTTCAGGTAGGGGGCGACGGTGATTACGTCGGTACCAGTGTTGACGCTGGCTTCGCCGAAGGTGCCGGTGGTGCCGGCGGGTTTGTAGTAGAGGGCGCCGGACGTGCCGGACAGAACGGTGGTGGCCATAGGGCGTACCAAGTGAGCGTTGTTGGGCGGGCACTGCCCGGCTTAATACAGGTTAGCGCCTGTTGTTAAGCATCACCTACGACAACACAGTTGCAACGTAGGAGGTATCAATCCTCCCAACAAAATGCGGGGCTTCCTCTGTTGCTGAAAAAGTTGGGCCGTTAATTTCGCCGACACGGAAAAATACACCGCTTGTTGTTTTAGCGGCGTTGTTGAGTGTCTCCAGTGCGCTGACTGCTGTTGTGATCAGGGTTTGATTGCGGGCGGGGCCTTTGCCTTTCTCCGTGAAAATGCGGATAACAATCGCGCCACGGGCGTTATCAACGCTGCTGGTAAGCGTGGGTTCGTTGGTAATACCGAAAGTAACATTGACGCGAACGTACTCAGTAGTGGTGTTAGGCGGTACTGCCGTGATGTTGTCGAAGTAGACGGGCACCGGAGGCACCAGTGCACCGAACGCTGTAAGTAGCGGGTTTTCGACAGCGGCGCGGATTGCTTGGTAGTTCATAAACGGATACGTCCCAATTCCTCGTCCATTTCGATGCGTATGCGCCTATCTATAGCACCGCCACGGGCATACGTTGTGTACCAGTCCAGTGGGGCTGTGCTGCGATTTGGTCCTTCATCGTTACCAACAAGATCGCCACGATAACCGCTTACCCTGGTGCCTCTGTCGTATTCCTTAAGGGGTGTTGTACCGGGATCAATAAACGTACCTTCGACTAAATCTCGCGCCTCATCTGCATAGGGAGCAAAGTTTGAAATTGTGTACTTAACATCATCAAAAGCAAAACCGCGACCACTGAGTAACGGTGCTGGTACACGACGCGGAAGTCCGGGACCGCCATCGCCTGCAGTGCGGCGGCCATCTGTTGTTTCAATTTGCCAAGAGTTAGAGAATTTGCCGGACCACACAGGACCTGCTTCTTGTAAGTCCACAACAATTTCTTCTGCAGCGCGGGCTGGGCCACGACTGAAGGCAGCGACAGCAATGCGATCAATGTTTTCTGCTAGACGGTCAAGTTCGTTTAGAAAACCGCGATTGCGTGCCATTACTGGGGCCTCACGATTAGAGAGTGGTAAACCGGGTTATCGCCGCGATAGGTGGTAATGGCGATAATCTTTGCCTCGCGGGTTGCTCCAGCTTGTTGGTATTGGATGCGGTCGGCTTCGGTTGGGTAGTAGGTGCCAAGCTCGCTGGCGCCGATGATGACTTTGAGATCAGTTGTTTGATAAAGACCCTCAGCCTCACGAGGTGTGACACGAGTAATGACGGCTTTGACCGTGACGGTCGTGTCGGAACCAGTGACTACTCCAGTTGTTGGGTCGTAGGTGCGGGGTGTTGCAGTTTTGATGTACGTGATGTTTTGGCCCCAGTCGGCTAAGACTGAGGTTGGTACGGGGGCAAATACGTCGTCGATGAGGCCCATATCAACCTCGGAAAAGACGGACCGCGTAGTTTGCGGTGCCACCCATGCAGTAAGGGCCTAGGTAAGACTGGAGCCAAGGGTAGACGTCGAAGACGTTGTTGATAACGCCGCTGGTTTGGCTGGTTTTGTTGTATTTGACTTTGAGTTCCCCGAGTTCCACTTGGTCGTAGATGCCCGTGGTGCCCGTGGTACCGGTAATGGCGTCAGTGTCGTTGGCGAGGGCTCGTGCCAGTTCGTAGGTGGCGGTTTTGATCGGGTCTGGGATCAATGTGCAGGCGAGGTCGATGCCATCAACCTTGTAGTCCTCGCGGGGCCACTTCAGGGCTTGGGTTGTGGTGCAGCGGTCTCCGTAGAAGCTCAGGCCGTCGATCCAGCGGGTGGCGGAGATCAGGGCGCGGTTCTTTTGGTCGTCGGTCTTGCTAGTCCAGGTGCTGGAGTCGGGCACCGTTTCGAAGTAGGTGTTGGCCGCCGCAAGCGTCACGTACGAGTTGGCCGAAGCCCCGCTCAAAGTGGCATCAATCGTGGCGGGCACGGCTTAATACATCCTTTGTTTGAGTCTAGCGCCAGTGCGTGATTTCCTTTGTTTGGCTGTTTCGCGCAGCATCATTGAGTGATAAACCTTGGCGCCAAACATTTCCAGTTCGGCTTGGGCTTCTAGGTGTTGGCCGTACTGGACGTCGACAAAGCTGCGACAGTTATCCTGTAGTACGAAGAGACGCACTGTACTCATGCCTGCTCGCAAATCTGCTGACAGCCTAGAAGTAAAGGAACAATCCGCACCGTCTGCGCTGCCCGGCGACACCATTCGCTCACTGGAGCCTGTTGCTGAGGCAATCCGCGAAATGTTTGCTGCCGGTAAAGATGCAGACACGATCCAGCAGGAGCTGGCCGTTAGTCCGCATGTGTTTCGTGAACTGCTCAGCCACTCTTACAAGATGGTGGGTCGTGCTCCAGAGATTTTTGAATATCAGGAGCGGATTCGGATTGGTGAGATTGAGGGTTAAAGGTGTTTCCACGTTTGGCGCAGCAGGATCTTTGACACTGTTGCGGCAGTAATTCCGTACTTACTTGCCATACGCTGTAGATAACCTGGCTCGCGGTCGTTTTCGGCTCGTAAAGCCAGGACTTTTTCTGTTGTCATTTTTGTAAGGTGCGTCAGCTGTTCCCCGTAGCGCGTTGGTGGTTTTGGGCTTAGTCCCATTGCGTAGGAGTGCTTCATATTTTCCGTTTGCGTTACATACTCAAGATTTTCAAGTCTGTTATCGGTTTTGTCTCCGTTCTTATGGTTTGTGACCATTCCTTCTAAACGTGGACCTACCCATGCCTCAAGAACCAAAACGTGGACTAGTCGAGTTCTAAAACCCTTAGTTGTTTTTAAGTTGACCTGTCTATACCCCTGAGTATGAAAAGTCTGTTTTAAGGGAAAAGGTTCAAACCGATGGTGGCTGTAAATTTCCCCTGTTTTTGTTGCGCTGTAACCGATTACCGAAGGGATCCGACGTAATTCCATGAAAAAAGGGCTCCCGCGAGGAGCCCGTATCGTACAGCAAGTAAAGCTGTTTGTCAGTACGCCGTTGTGTCGAATGGCGTATTGCAGAGCAGACGGCAGATGGGCACCTGCTTGGCGGCGCTGTAGACCAGGCTCCAGGAGGCGGTGTCGGCCAAGTTGCCGGTGGTGGCAGCGTTGGTCGGGTTGTCGCCGGCCACGTTCCACTTGGTGCCGGTCACGTGGTAACCGTAGTGGTAATCCACGGCCAGGATGTCCTGCATGGACAGGATGTTGCGGTCTGCGCCGAGGCGAAGATCCTGCTGGATACCCTCGGAAACGACACCCGACTTGAACAGGTAGACCGGATACTTCACCGCATGGGTGGAAGTGCCGCCGGTCAGGTAGGTCAGTTGGTCGTCGATTACCACGCGGAGACCAGCGAAGGTCGCCACTTCGGTTTGGGTCACGCCCACACCGCCACCGCCCCACACAACGGCGCCACCTGCAGACAGGGCAGAGGTGCTGAAGGTCAGCATCCCCACCTGCTGGAGGTAGTACGCAACGTTGGAGTGCATTGCGATGGCGTCGAGTTCGTCACCGCGCTCGCCCAGTTTGGCCTTGGCTGCCACAACGTTTGCGACGTTGATGAAGTTGGCCTCGGTCATCGAACCGGGGACACCAGCAAACGTCTTGTTGGTTTGGTTGGCACCAAGCACGCCGGCGCCGGAGATGCCGCCGAACAGACCCAGCAGTTGGGCTGCCAGGGTGGCGGTCTTCAGCTTGTTGATGGCAGCGGTCAGCTGGTTGCGGACGTGGCTGAGTGGGTCAGCTCCGGATCCGAGCTTGCTCAGGTCGTCTGCGGCGTAGGCAAAGCCACGGTGCAGAATCGTCATGATCTGCTCGTCGGCAGTGACGTTCTGGGCGGTCAGATAACCCAGGCCACCGTTCCAGCTGGAGGTGGACAGGATTTGGGTCTCGGTGGGGGCGATGGGGTCGAAGAAAGGCACGCGCACGCGGGTGCCGCCAGCGCGGGCATCAAGGGCAGCGTTGCGCTGGATGATGCCGCTCTGGACCCACTTCGATTGCTCGAAGATGCCCTCAGCGGTGTACTGAAGAAACTCGGGACGAGTTACAAGGTTCGAGAGAAAAGTTCCCCCGAAGTTGCTGTTAGAAGCAGACATTGGGTAGCTCCAGTGGAGTCAAGGT